CGTTTCCAGTTAAGCGTGTGTTCAAGTCACGATGGAAGGGTGGTCAGATCATGGAAGCTGACTTTGCACAGTTGGAGTTTCGTGTAGCCGCATTCCTATCACAAGACCCTACTGCTATTGAAGAGGTAGCCACAGGCTTTGACGTGCATAGTTATACAGCTAAAGTTATCTCTGATGCAGGGCAACCTATCTCACGTCAGGATGCTAAGTCACATACCTTTGCACCCTTGTATGGGGCAAGTGGGTTTGGACGTACACAAGCAGAGGCTGCATACTACAAGCAGTTCACAAAGAAATACAGTGGCATAGGCAAGTGGCATGAGGCTCTCGCCAAGGAAGCATTGAACACTGGCAAGATACGTACACCATCTGGACGTGAGTTCTCATTCCCTGATGTACAACGTAGACGCTTTGGTGGTGTGACATATTTCACACAGATAAAAAATTATCCTGTCCAATCGTTTGCCACTGCTGACATTGTACCTATATCTCTGATATACATAGATAAACTAATGGGTGTAAATCAGATGCATTCCTGTATTGTAAACACAGTACATGACAGTATCGTGATTGATGTTCATCCAGATGAAACAGAAAAGGTACTCAAAGTAATAAACGTAACTAATGAAATGCTAACATCGTTGGTGAATAAGAAGTGGGATATTGATTTCAATGTACCACTATTATTAGAAGCTAAAATTGGTGACAATTGGCTTGACACAAAAGACGTTGCATGTTAAAACTATAAATTCGTAAAGTAGAAAAGGAGACTATATATGAATCAAGTCGCAATAAATACAAACTTCTCAGACATGGCAAAGCTCATGGGTATGTCGGTAGACAATCAGCAATCAGAGAAAGCATCCACGCTTGCTCGATTGCGTATATCACATGCACCTATCATGGGTGAGGCTGAAGTAAACGGCAAGACCAAGAAGGTTGAAGTCGTTGAGGGTGGTACATATAGGTTGGAGATACCTGATGGTCCAACTTACTATGCATCCAAGGCGGTCATTCGCCCATTCGTACAAAGGTTTATGTACAAGCGTTTCGTGAAAGGAAACGACAGTACACCTAACCGATACATCAAGACTGTCATGGCTGACAACTTGAACATTGACCTCAAGGACAATGACGGTGGGTTCAACTGTGGTAAACCTGCAGGATACATACAGGACTTCAAGGCACTGCCTGAGTCCATGCAAGAGTTAATCAAACAGATCAAACGAGTACGTGTAGTATTCGGTACAGTCGAATTGATTGACCCTGTAGATGTAGCAGGTAAGCCTGTCGATCTATCCTCTACACCATTCATCTGGGAAGTAGAGAACCGTGATGCATTCAAGACTATTGGTACAATATTTACCAAGCTAGGCAAGATGCGTAGACTACCACCGCAACATACGTTTACTGCTACTACAGCAGAGCAGTCGTTGCCAAACGGTAACAGCTTCTACCTACCAGAGACTGCACTCGATTTGCAGACTACACTGGAGTTGGACGATGCCACTCAGGAAACACTAGGTAACTTCCTAGCATGGGTGACAAACTACAACGAGTACATATCCAACGCTTGGGATGAGAATGCCCACAAGCATGAGGATGTAGACAAGGCAGGTGTTGAAGAGTTCATCGAAATATCTGAAGAGGACTTTGCATAATGCACCATCCTGCTGAACTGAAACTGCACCAGTTTATGTCTGATGCTGTAAAGGGAAAGACTACCTTCTCTGAAGAAACAGCTAAGAAGATTGGTGCAGAGGTGGCTGATGCAGTTATACGTCAGTTTGGTAGTGGCAAATCTCGTGAAGAGTTCAGGTTACGGATGTCCAACATTGGACGTCCTACCTGTCAACTGTGGTTTGAGAAGAATAAACCTGAGACTGCGTTACCAAAGCCGACTACATTTGTTATGAACATGATGCTAGGAGATATAGTTGAAGCTGTTTTTAAAGGTCTGCTTACGGAGTCTGGTGTGGACTTTGATGACACTGATAAAGTTACTCTTAAAGTGGGAGATTCTAATGATACTAGGGTTTCTGGTAGTTATGATCTTATAATGGGTGGTGCTGTAGATGACATAAAGTCTGCATCCGATTGGTCATACAGGAATAAATTCGATTCATATGACACACTGAAAAAGAGTGATCCATTTGGATATGTAGGTCAGCTTGCAGGTTATGCACAGGCATCTGATAAACGTGCAGGTGGATGGTGGGTAGTAAATAAAGCCAATGGTAGCTTTAAATATGTACCTGCTGCTATTGACATGCGGAAAGAACTTACTAAATTAAAAGAGACAGTTGAAAAAGTTAACGAGAATAAGTTTGAGCGTTGCTTTGAAGCTGTTCCTGAGACTTACAGAGGTAAGCCCAGTGGCAACATGGTACTAAATGATAATTGCAAATTCTGTGACTATCGTTTTGCGTGTTGGCCTAATATGAAAGAGCTACCATCCAAGGTATCGCAAGCACGTGAGCCTAAGATGGTTGCGTATGTTGAACTACAGGAGTAATAACATGCTAGGTGAAGATGAAATAAAAGAAATGCAGGAAGAAGTTCGTGCAATGGAAGCTGAGATCGCAGCTAAGAAGAAAGCACTGCGAGAGGCAAGGTATGCAGGGCTACGTACAGCAGTACAAGCTCGTAAGGAAGCAGACGATGCCATTAAACAGGAACTAAAAGAGTTGGGCTATCCATCCACATCTTTCGGAATACCACTATATTCTAACTGGAAAATGTAGTGAACCGAAAGCAGTTTCAGGCAGCATTAAAGTATGGCTACAGGAGTGGGCTAGAGATAAAGGTAAAAGATTATCTTGTAGAACACAATGTGCCTATCAAGTACGAAGCTCTCAAGATAGAGTGGGAAGACTTGATGTACCGCACATACACCCCAGACTTTATTCTGCCAAACGGCATCATTATAGAAACCAAAGGACGCTTCACATCAGATGACCGTAGGAAACACACGCTCATTAAGAAGCAACACCCCAAGCTAGACATACGGTTTGTGTTCGAGAGTTCCAAACGTAAGTTAAGTAAAGGGGCAAAGACAACCTACAGTCTCTGGTGTGAACGCAATAAGTTTCTGTATGCAGACAGAGTTGTACCACTAGAATGGTTAAAAGAAAAAGGAAAAGATAATCATCCAGACCTGATTGCTTTCCCACTAAAGAAGATAGAAAGGAAGTAGTATGAAAGGTGAAGACAGAATATTTGTAGACTTTGAACCAAACGATTTTGTTGTACGAATAACTCCTATGCTTAACGAAGAGGATGCGTGGACAGGAGATTTAAAAGTTAGTTATCTAACCCTTGATGAAAACTATTTAAAGGATGATGACTATCAACACGTGGACTTGTTAACTAACTTGATGTTGGCCTCAGTACCACTCATGGAAGAGGATATTAAATTTAGAAATACCCTTTACAAGTTCCATGAAAATGTGTTAAGAATGCAGGGCAAACCAAAGGTAAGCCACACAGAAGACAACGTAGTACATTTAGATTTTGGCAATAAAAAACAGGAGACATAATGGCAGACAATGTAAACAAACCACCACACTACAATCACGCAGGTATTGAATGCATCGAAGCCATTCATGCTGCGTTAACACCAGAAGAATTTAGAGGTTACATCAAGGGTAACAACATGAAATACACATGGCGTGAAAACTACAAGAACAAAGACGAGGACTTACGAAAAGCAAATTGGTATATGAATTACTACTTGGAGAAACTAGATGCAGATCAAAGTGTTCTTGACCTTAAAAATTGATGAGGATGAATATCCTGTACCTGTCGATGGACAGATAAAAGAAGAGGTCAACGAAACCTTACAAGAATTTATCTACGACATAGACGGAATGATGATTAAAACAATTAACATATTAACGGAGTAAACAATGAGTAATTATTTACCGACTGACTATCAGTCATTTATACATAAATCACGTTATGCAAAATACTTTGATGGTAAAGGACGTGAGAGTTGGGGAGAGACAGTAGAACGATACATGGATAATGTAGTTCGTAAGGTTGCAGGTAACGATAGTTATATAAATAACATACGTGATGCAATCCTTGGCTTGGAGATTATGCCAAGCATGAGAGCCATGATGACCAGTGGACCTGCATTAGACAGGGATAATACAGCAGGGTACAACTGTTCGTACTTACCTGTTGACGATCCTAAATCTTTTGATGAGGCCATGTTCATCTTGCTCTGTGGCACTGGTGTCGGCTTCAGTGTGGAAAGACAGTTCGTCCAGAAACTTCCTGAAATTCCTGAACTGTTCGTCAGTGACACTACTATCGTTGTCAAAGACAGTAAAGAGGGGTGGGCGAAAGCGTTCAGACAATTGTTAGCACTCCTATGGGCAGGTGAGATACCCAAGTGGGATGTCTCAGAGGTACGTCCTGCAGGTGCAAGACTCAAGACATTCGGTGGACGTGCTAGTGGACCTGCTCCATTGGTTGAACTATTTAATTTCTCAGTTCAGACATTTAAAAATGCACAAGGCCGTAGGCTAACGTCTATGGAATGCCATGATTTAATGTGTTTTATTGGACAGATAGTAGTTGTGGGTGGTGTACGTAGGTCAGCAATGATTAGTTTATCTAACCTGAGTGATGATCGTATGCGTCATGCTAAGTCAGGACAGTGGTGGGAGACTGCTGCACACAGAGCGTTAGCTAACAACTCAGTTTCTTACACAGAGAAGCCTGATATTGAAACATTCATGCGTGAGTGGCTATCTCTTGTGGAAAGTAAGTCGGGTGAAAGAGGAGTATTCAACCGTGAAGCATCTAAAAAACAAGCTGCAAAGTATGGTAGACGTGATCCAGAGCATGAGTTTGGAACTAACCCTTGCAGTGAGATTATACTTAGACCGTATCAGTTCTGTAATCTTACTGA